CGAACAGCTGCAGATAATTGATAATTTCCATAGTTATTTCTCCTTTCTTTTGGGTGCCGGGGGACACCTCTTCACTTTTCACTCTTACCTTTTCCTTTGGGTCACATCCCCGGGTAGATTTTTTCTCCCCGGGCAGCGGCGTCCCGGATGCGCCTTTTAAGAGCGTTGCGCTGCTCCGGGGTCGCCGCGCGGTAGTCAAAGCCCGTAACGCTGGCACCCTGAGACCGGGTGCCGTTCTCGGCCGGCCGCATTTTTCCGCTGCGGATGGTGTCGGAGAGCATCTGGGCGGTCTTCTGCGCTGCCACCTGCATGGCCGCCGACTGGATCTCCGAACGGTGGAGGGCATAGTAAGCATCCTCCACGCTGATGCCCACATCCGGGGCAGTCATCCGGGCAAAGGCGGGGTCGTCAAGGGCAGATCGCAGATCGAAGCCGGGAAACAGCTCCTTCATAGCCTCCGCCTGCTGCTCCAGGGAGCGGAAATGGGCGTCAAAACCCAAATACATTCCTTCCTCCGGCTGAATGCCCGCCTGCTTTCGCCGCTCAGCCTTCAGCCGCTCCTTGACGATGTTCTGAATCTCCCGGTTAAACTGGGGATCAGCCTTCACTTCCTCCCAGGTTACCCGACCGGAAGCGGTGCCTTCTGCGGCGGCGTCCCGCGTCTGCGCCCGTTGGGTGGCATCCACGCTTCCCTGCTGCCCGGCGTCGGCAGCTGTTTCGCCCGTGGGGCCTGCCTCAGCTTCCGCGAAAAGCTGCATAAGGCCCATTCTGATTTCTTTCATAGTTCCTCCTTTATATTCCCGGGCTGAACGCCCGCTGCGGATTAGATAAAACATACCTTTCATTTCATGGGAATCCGTCTTACTTCCACAAACTCCCCAAAGAGCTTCTGCATAAGCTCCATACCCTTCACCACCGTGTCAAAGACCAGCTCCGTCCCTTCCCCATGGGCGCCGGGAACACAGCGGATATCCGCGAAGCCCGGCTCCAGCTGCAGACGGCGGATGCTCACCGCCCCCGCTTCTTCCAGCTGCAGCAGTTCTTCCCGCAGAGCAAGGACCAGCGCGGATACTCCGGCGCATACCAGATCCCTTCCCGGATCGCCGCTGCCCGCATGGCCACGGACCAGGAGCGTATGCTCCCGGGGCACATATTCCGCCCGAATCATTCCATGCCTCCTTCCGCGGCCTTCAGCCGCAGCTCCTCCAGAGGCTGGCGGGAAAGCTCCGGGAATTTTCCCGCGGTTTCCGCCTGAGCCTGGGCCCACTGCCTGGCGCTTTCGGAGAGCCTTCGCAGAAGCTGGTCCTTTCCCTCGAATTCCATCATCTCCAGGCACTGCATGGCCTGGTCCGACCGCTGGGGATCAAAGAAGCCCAGCTGGAAGAACTGGAGGGCCAGCTCATTCTGAGTCATGCGGGTGTAGGAATTGCGCTTCTGGGCAGTGATTTTGATATCGAATACCGGCAGCCGCAGGCCCATATTCTGGCCGAAGGCCTCCCCATAGGGCTGGGGCTGAAGGGCGGAATTATCGAAGCACACAAACTCCTCCGCCCCGAAGCGGCCCAGAATCCGGAACTTCCGGGGCAGATCGTAAAACTGGCGGATCAGCTCAATCACCATCTCCACGATTCTGCCGAATGAGCGGTAGCCCGCCTGGACCGTATCCCGGCTGCCCTTGCCGCTGGCCTCCTGGAGCGCCGCGATGGCGGAAGCCGCCGTAACGCCGGAGGCGATGTTGCCGGTGGAGGTTTCGGTGTTGCCGCTGGTTTCCCGCAGTTCCTGAATGGTCCGGTCCAGCATGCTTAAGTAGGTACCGTCCAGGGCGTTGAAGGGAATCTGCCGGAGGCTGTCCTCTCCCAGATTCCCCGCCACGTGGACGATGGGCTTTCTCAGATCCAGGAACTCCGCCTCGTTCACAGCCCCGTCCTGGCGGCTGAAGAACCGGGGTGTGGCCCCCACCTGGGCATTGCGGACGAAGCTTGTCTTCATCAGGTCAATTTCCGTCTGGGGGCTGCGGCACACATCCACATAGCCATAGCCGCAGGGGCTTCCCTCGATGGGAAACAGGGGGTCAAAATCGAAGGGATACTTGCCGTGGTCGTAAAGACCTGTCTGGGCCATAGGTGCCTTCAGCAGCTGACCGTCGTCGGTCAGTGTGGGTTCCAGCTGATTTTCCGTGGCAAAGAGCACCGTATCACCCACAAACTTGCAGTAGTGCAGCACGCCGCCCTTGTGATAGTAGACCTCCACAACGGTTGCCTTATCAGAGGTATCCACCTGGTCGTCATAGAGGAATTTGGTATCCAGGAAGGACTCGGCACGCATTTTCCCCTGAAGCTGGGGATATTCTTCCAGCAGCAGGTCCTTGTCCCGCAGCTCCGTGTGGAATAGATAGCGGCTCTTCTGGATATCGCCGATGCCCGGCTCCCAGTAGAGATTCAGCAAATCCACCCGATGGATGGCGATGTCGCCGAGACCGCCATGCAGAGAGCTGTCCCAAACGATTTTGTAGCAGGCGGTACCGGACTTGCATTTCTGCCACATGGCGTCGGAATAGACCGCGTCGAAATGGTTCTGCTCCAGGATGCAGGGCACCACTGCGCTGAGGATCCTTGCCTCCTCCCGGTCCCCCTCCTCCCGGGGGAGGATCACCGGCTCCGGGTAGTTCTCCATCAGATCCGCGTGCTTGCTGACGATGACGTTGTGCAGCCACCCGGATACGCTCCGGTAGCCATCAAAGCCTCCCTCTTCCCGGGTATTTCTCAGCTTCCACCAGTTTTCGCTGGCAATGATGCGGGAGCGGGTCTTCCGCAGCCCGTCGGAATAGCGCCGCAGCGTCTCCATAAAGGCGCGCAGCTGCTCCTCCCCAATGGGGAGAACGGTTACATTTTCTTCCATAAAAACCTCCATATTTTTATCAATTGACCCGCAGCGGGTCTTTCAGAAGCGGCGTCTGCACTGCCTTTCGCAGCGGCGGTACTGGGTTTGCCATGCACATATAGCGCACCTCGTCGGGGCAGTGGTCCTCCAGCTTCGTGTCCAGATCCTCCGGTTTCGCGCTGTCAAACATCATCAGGGGCATGGTCCGGATAAAGGCGGCACAGTTGTCAAACACATACATTCTGGGATACCCCATATCATCAAACTGCAGCCGGTAATGGACCTGCATCCAGCCGGGAATCCGGTGGTTATCCCCGGGAGTGAAGTAAATCCCATAGCGGGCGGCAGTTTCCGCGATGCTCTCGCCCCGGCTCCGGTCCCAGATGGCGGGGTCCGCCACGCTGTCATGAATCTGCCTGCCCTTCAGCCAGGGATGCTCCTGCTCCAGCCGGGAAATCCTCCGGAATTGCTCCTCCGGGGCCCATTTCACGCCCTCATCGGGATTTCCCGTGGAGCCGTAGAGCTCCAGAATCCGATACATCACCCCGTCATAGTCAATGGCCCAATAGCCCAGGGAAAAGGGCTTGTTGTAGCCAAAGTCATAGCTTCGGCAGATCCGCCAGCCCCGCCGCTCCCCGGCATTCATGTCCAAAGCGGGAATCACATGGGTAAACCGCCGCTGCTCCAGCGCCTCCTCCGGGGTGATCCCCGCCTTTTGGCAAAGCTCTGTATCCGGCGTCAGCCGCAGTTCCTCAAAAAACTGCCCCTGGAAAATATCCCATTTCCCGTAGAGCCAGGCATCCCGGAGCTTGGGCGGCAGACTCTCCAACTGCTGCACATATTCCGGCTGACTGGCCATCAGGGCATGGTTGTCCGTCACCAGGCTTTGGATAAAGCTGTAGTCCTCCGCCTTCTCCCCCGGCTGGTACTTCCGGTCGATGAATAAGCGCTTAAAATATCCGTGGCTGACGCCGCCGGGGTTGCAGGTATAGTAGACCCGCTTGGGAAAATCGTTGACACCACGGACGCAGACCACAATCTTTTTGATCCATTCCTCCCGCAGCTGGGTAGCCTCGTCCAGGAACATCACATCGTATTCCGCCCCCTGATACTGGTCCAAATCCCCATCGGAGGCGCAGTAGCCGAAGCGGATGGTGCTGCCGTTCGGGAAATAGAACATCCGCTCCGCCTTCACATACCGGGCGATTCCGTGAAGCTCTCCACGAAGGGGCTGGATGTGATTATTTTCCAGCTCCTGATAAGTCCGCCGCACAATCAGCAGCTTGATGCCCGGATACCGCAGGGCAAGCCGCTTGGCTTTGTCCCGGACGCACCAGCTTTTGCCGCCGCCTCTCGCGCCGCCGAAGAGGATATGCCTGTGCTTATCCCTGAGAAACATGGCCTGCTTTCTGCTGGGTCTGTGCAGAATCAGCTCACTCATTGAATGCCTCCTCTCCCGCCTCGAAAACCACCCGCAGGGCTGTATCCACCGTTTCCTCCTCCCCCAGCAGGTCCTTCAGTTCCCCCAAAGC